TATCACAGGCGCAGCAGCAGGCGCGCTCGGCCTCTTAATCAAAGATGACGCCAACGCACCACCAACCGCACCAGCCGCAACCTTGCCAGCCGTCGTGGCAAACACCGACGAAATTACCGGGAGAACAGCCGCCATATCCTATCTCCTATGCCGCAAACGGATCATAATCCATCACCGCCTGCCTCTGCGGAGGACGACCAGTCCCCCTATCTTCCCTAAGCCCAACAGCGAAATACCGAAACGCATCCGCCGCGTGACTCGTCCAATCATGCACCGGAGACGCCCTAAACGCCCGCGTGCGCTCGTTGTAGGCGCGGTGATACTGCCGCAATGCCTCCAACCCAACCTTACACCGTTCACGGTCAAACCACAAACGCGGTATCAACATCTGAGCCGCATGTATCCCGTCCTCAAGCGGCAACTTCGGAACCACGCGGAAATTCAACCCCAAGTCCCAAGCCATCTCACGACGACTCTTGCCACTCCCCAACTCCCTTACCTCTATATCATGCGGCGCATTATGTGTCCCATATAAATACCGACGATCCATCAGCACCTTGCAGTAATGCGGCAAACCCTCGTTCCGAGCCTCATAAAAATCAATCACATGAACCGCACGACCCACCGTCTGCGTGAACCAAATCGCCGTGCTGTCCCCCACACCCAAGTCCCACCACGTGTCAACCTTCACACTCGGATCATGCGGGACATTGCAAATACGACCCGCACTGGTCGCATCCTCCAACTCCTTCCCATATATCGCACCGGGCACATTCGCATTCCACGAACACTCAAACTCCTGCTGATACTGATCCTCAGACATCGTTTGCCGCGCCGCGCGCAATTCCTCATCATCAAGAATTCCCGTTTCACTCGCCTTGTAAATCGCGCACAGCCAACTCTCGTCAGCAGCGGCTTCTTCATAGAGTTCGTAGAAGGCGTTGTGTCCTTTGGGTGTGCCGACAAAAACAGCCCAGCCCTTGCGATCCGACAGCGCAGGGCGGATGACTTCGGGAAACACATTCTCCGGCATCTGCGCGACTTCGTCCATCACACAGCCGTCTAAGTAGATACCGCGCAGGCTGTCCGGGTTTTCAGCACCGAGCAAGCTAATCCGAGCGCCCGTCGGCAAGTCACACCGCAGTTCCGTCTCGTGAAACTTCACACCGGGAATCGCACCAGCAAATTGCTTCAGGTAATCCCACGCCACGTTCTTCGCCTGACGATACGTCGGTGCCATGTAAGCATAGCGTGGGTTCGGTCGAGGACACATAATAGCGTCGCGCAAGATGTGGTTGATTGCCCATACCGTTTTTCCAAAACGGCGGTGGCAGACGACCACTCCCCACCGCTTCGCCTGCATCTCGTTGTGCAGTTTCATCTGCAATGGACGAGGCGAGTAAGGGATCACGATCTGCATGCGGGTGCCTCTGGGGAGGTGGGGTTGCCTAAAGGTGCAACAAAAGAAGGCTGTCAGTCAATGTGCGTGATTTTCGGACCGGAGTTACAGCGGCAGAAGACGGCGGGCGGTTTCGCGGGGGGTGGGGGTGGCGGCCTTGCGAAATGCCGCGGTGCAGAGTTAACATAATAGTTGTTATCGGAGAAAAAAACTCAATGAAATCAATGGGCCTGCGTTGACGGCGCGCATTTCGCGGGGCGCGGCACAAGATGTAGTGTGCGATGGTAGCGATGACGGCGGCGGCGGCGCTCACGCGCGTAGCTCTAGGTTGACACAGCGTCACGTTGATAGGTCGTCAGGCGCTTTCAGGGCTGACAGCTACAACATCGCTGCCCCATGTGATCGTGATACTTTGCTGCTCCGGCGCATCTTCTTTCTTGTCACGAATGCCCCAAGGCTGTGTGCGCGCCAATGTCCACTTGAGGCTTTCAATCTCCAAGCGCCGACGTTGAACCTCAGCATTCGCAAGCCGATTGTCTTTGAAGTCTGGCAGCGGGTCACGGGCAAGCTTGTTGATGTGGTCGGTGAAGAATTCAGCCTGCTTAACCCGACCCTCTCTGTAAATTGCGTAAAGCTCATCGTCCCGCGTGATTGCCCGCATGACCCCGTCATAGGTCGGCATCGCTTCATCTTCCACGATCTTGAGCAAGCTTTCACCAAGCGCCATGCGCGAAGCGATTTCTTCCATGACTTGCTTTGTGATCTTGACGCGCTTCTGTGCCATGACTGCCCCGATAGCTCTAGACTGGCACCAACATAAGCCAAACTTGCCCATCTTGCAAATTCTTCAAAAACCCCCTTGACTTGTGCATGTGGTATCCCATATACATCCTATCGCAAGGGCAAGCGCCCACACAAACGGAGGGAAACCGATGACCTATTATGAATCAGCCGAGGGCGTCACCATCACCAAGGCCCGCGCGTTTAAGGAGTTCAAAGCCCACGGGTCGGATTGGGAAGACTTTGACGCTTTCTTGATGGACGTGATCGCAGACAGCGACACCGTGCTTGATGACGAAGGCAACATTCAAGAAATCCCCGCGCAAGCCGTGTTGGCTTGGCTTGGCTACTGATCGACACACAGAAGGAAGAAAACCAGATGCCACACATGCACAAACTTAGCACCTACCGCACCGCATGGGCCGACAATGGCGACAGCGGTTCCGTCATTTATGCCTCAACCGAGATTGTGTCTTGGAGCAATGGGCAGATCACACTGCGCAGCGGTGGATGGGAAACCGTCACGACTAAACGCAAGATGAACCAAGCGGCCAGCCAGTTTGCTTTGGGCTTTGATGTGTTTCAACGCAACCACAAGTGGTTCGTTGGATTGCCAACAGGCGATGTCGTTGACTTTCAAGACGGTATGACATTCAGCGCGCGCAAGGGACGCTTTGCAGCATGATCCGCGACTTTCTCGCCGGGCTGGCCTTCATGGCCGCGCTATTCGCCCTTGTGGCATTCATGCTGGCTATGTGAGGCACGTTATGGACAACCGAAAGCAATGGATGCGCGAGCTTCAGGCAATCAAGTTTTCGCGCGATGGACTGATGACGCAAGAAACGGCACGCGAACAACGCTACGCGAACGAAGCCCGCGCAACGTGCGTGCAAATTTCGCAAAATATTGACGCACTACCCGACAAGCTGCGCGCAGAAAGTCTTGGCCCAAAGTGGGCGCAGGTTTTGAAGCGCGAAGGCTTCACCACATACGGCAACGCAAAGGCAATGTGAGGCACGTCATGGACCTTTTTGCAGTTACAGTCACAGGCGTTTTCCCGCCGCAATGCGTTGTCGTGTGGGAACGAGAGGAATCGGCGCGCAAGCTGTCAGAGTATCTAAACAGCGCGGTCGGGCCACATTGCGAGGTGCGGAAAGTAAACTCATTTTTTCCGCACGACATGACAGAGGCCGATTCGGCATGGGTGCGCGCAACAGATCACTACCTACGCGGCGCGCACCTTTATGGCGGCTCTGATATTTAACCGCATGCCCCTCACAGCCCCTCAGATCGCCTCTGAGGGGCCTTCTCCATTCTCGGCACCCCTACCTACCCCCAACCACCAGTTGGCCGTCACAGCGCCGCCTGTGGCTTCCTGTAGGTGCAGGCGCGTCTCTAGTGGCGGTTTCCGAAAATGTTTATGATCGAACGGCAGACACCACGCCCGCGCATTCGCGGCATGCGCTACCCCCACCCGATCCGCCAGCGCCTGATAGGTCACGCCCTTAGCCTTGCGCCATTCTTCAAGCCGATTGGTCATTGCCTGTCATCCCTTCCAATGTTGCGCCGCTGATATGCCATGAGGAACGCAAGACAGCACGCCGCGTGCGCCAAATGCGACAACCCGGTCTCCGGGTCGTCGTTCTCGCCTTTCCACCACGCCCAGAGGTGCCGCATCATGGCGGCGAAGTATCTGCCCCAGTCTGCGCCCGTTGCCCAGTTGTTCGCGCTATACTTCGCGGCCCCATAGGCCAGCACCTGCGCCGTTTCTTCAAGAAACTCCGGGGGTATCAGATCGAAGCGCGGCTTGCCGCTGTCGTGTTTCGTGAATGCCTGTCCGTCAACGTATGCGTTTCGTGAGTCTTGTCCGTCAACGTATGCGTTTTCTTTAGAAGGGAATTTCATCTTCAAGGCTTTCGTTCTTGAGTTTGAATCTGACGACTTCAGCGCCGGGGAATGCTTGCTGTGCCATTGCCTGCATCTCGCCAAGCTTGGACTGGCGGTAAAACTCTAGGGCAAGGATGACATCGTTCTCGGTGATGACTTCAAGCTCCGGGTGCTTTTCTTTCACGCGCTGCCAAGACCTACCGTTCTTGAGCAGGCCGACTTGCTTACCTTGGAAGGCGAGGAGCCACACATCATCCGAGGCAGGGTGCTTGCCTGCGGCTGTGGCTTCTGCATCCATGACCTGCATGCCCTTGATGCAGACGGCGGCGCGTGCGGCTGTCATCTTGGGATCGGCTGCTTCGATAGCTGCGTTCAGCTTCGCCATTGCCGATCCATACTTTTCGGCGGTCTCAGGTGAGACGAGTTCGACCAGCATGTCGATGCCCCATTTCCTGTCCATCTCGTGAGCCATCCTATCGAACGGGCCGAGCGCATAGTCACACGCAATCTCCTCCGGCGTGACGCCCGAGTGCAGCATCCTGTCCGCCTTCCTCTGACGAGTTGGTTTCTTCGCCTTCGTCGTGATCGTCATCATCCGTCTCCTTCATCCGCCATCGTCTGCCATCGCCTGCCTTCGTCAGTCTCATCCGCCGCCCGCGCACCCATCACTTATGAATTACAAAGCCCTATAGGCTTTTTGTAATTTTCATAAGTGCTATGGCCGGACCTACAAAAAGC